CACCCTGAAACTTCTTAACGATTTCTTTGCAAACTTCTTTTCGCCTGTTTCGTGGTGGCTTTAAGCAAATCTCCCAAAGGTGTAAAACCCTCCGGAGCCCATGTTGCTTTTTGATCTGCCACACCTGGCAAGTGATGTGAGGGTGTAAGTTCTCATCGAATGTAAGGTGTAAAACTTCGTCAGGGTGATACTCGGCAGTCAGTCCTTTATGAGTGTGTTTGTCCTGGTTAAATTCTTTTAAGAATTCGGCGCCTGATTTGGGTTTGGCGTTCCAGTTTCCGTTTAAAAGGCGCTCGCGGTCGTATGTTGTTAGGTTTTCTTCGAGGGTTTTGGTGTACCGCTCTGCAAATTCTTTGTTGGGATTACTGGCAAGAGTCGCCTGAATGAATACCTCATTTGTTTTGCGTGGATTGCCTTCCAATTGTGGAATTACTATTTCGTCTTTGATCCAGCCATCCCCAGGGTTGCATGTGATGAGCTGTTTCGGCGTAAGGTTGTAAACGTCATGCTTATATCGCGTACGGCTGATGAGAATGTCTGCAGCGCGTTTCGTGACTGTAATACCTTCTTCGATAGCTCCGCCAGTGAACTCCCTACTTCCGAAGCTGTCGAAGTTGGGGTCGGATGGGTATGCAAATGTTTCAAGTAAGTATATTTCCGATCCATTATCGTATGTTATTTTGCTGTACTGCTCCCTGTATTTACAATTTGATCCGGTGATCTTAACGACATCGAAGAATGTTAAAAGTACTGATTCTTTAATGTCTTTCAAGGTCTCACGACCCATGTAGTAGCGCGTGCCAACATATGTCCTACACATGTAATCAAGCCAAAGGGAAATTAAAAAGCTTTTTCCGCCGCCGGCCTGACCACCATAAATTACACGAGTTATGTGGCTGTGTTTTGGAGAGGTTAGGCGATGCCAGGCGTTTGACTGTTCACGAGATAATGTAAGGCTCGAAGTTTCCACTGCTATTACGCCCTTTTTCTACATATGGCTTGGCGAAGCCGATTTTATATTCCGATAATCTGCGGTAAAATGTAGTTTTTGACATCGATACTATTTCAGCGACATATTCTGCTTTTAAATGCCTATGGTTTTCGAGTGCTTTTATGATCAATGCCCGCTCGACTTCTTTGTGAGAAAATGACGGGGATTCAATTACCACCGGTAGGGTTGGGACCGTATAAAGATCATCAGGATACCAAAGGCCATTTTTTATCATTTTTCTTCTTCTAAGTCTGGTTTTATATTAAGCGTGAACGCCTTGAAAGCTTGTCCTCCGCTTGTTAAATCAACTTTGTCAGTCGGCTTTCCGAACATGTAAGCCATTAATAACTGCTGATGAAGGAAAGATCCTGCCTTGGCTTTTTCAGCCAGTTTTTCGATTATTGCGCGCTTCCCTTCTTCGCCAATAATCTCCTCAATGAGTGCAGGTAAGCCAAGTTCCTCTGCCTTGCTTTTCCTCCCTGATCCTTCCCGTGGCCCTCCGCGTGGCATGCTTTGAAATTTATTGATTAACCAAACTTTTATTCTGTTCTTATTATACCGTTAGAGACTACAATTCCGGGTTCATTGACTCAGGTAATGCGTTTTGAATCTCCCTAAGTATGAATTCATAGTTTTTTCTTCCTGACACAATTTCACTATAGTAGTGGCTCATAAGAAATTTCACGGTTTTGTTATTTGGCTCCAAACGCGTGGTTGCATATTTGAAGCAATACATTTCTAGTAAGTCAACTTGATCTTTAGAAAGCTGGCAAACCGCTTGAAAAAGTGCCCTCTGTGAATTAAGCCAAATTTTGTACTCTTCTATTTCCTTCATTTCTGTTCTTCTTTTATTGTTAGCTCCTCACCACATAAACACCAATACAGGTTTTGGAGTTGGTCAACGTATTTGACTATGATTGGTAGCCATGTCGCATCTTCGTGATCGTCCCATTTTGTCAGTAAATATGAGCCTTCATCCTCGCCGAGTCCGATGATTAAAGTCGCTGAATGCCCTTGTTCATCAATAATATGAGGAATTCGTTTTACCCATTCGTATTTTTCGAATCCTAGTTTGTCCCCATTGTCGAAATCGAACCTTATCAACCATTCATCAGTTAAGCGAATTGGTTTACCTGGCCAATATTCTTTATCTCGTTCTGCGTCTCGAATTGCAATTGAGTCAATCTTAAATACCTTACCTGTGTAGCTCAGATCCTCTTGAAGTTCTGGCATTACATATAGATTCCCGATTCTTAGCTCTGATGCTTTCATATCTTTCTCGGCTATCTCCTTTAATCTGCGATTGAAAATAGCTTCGGCCACGTCCGCCATCTTCGGATCAAATACATTTTCACAGGAAAACCCTGCATCAATCCAAGCCTTCAGTATCTCTTCTCTGATAGTCATAGGGGCTGTATTTCAAGTTGACTCACTGCTTTTTTACATAAAGCATGTTTGGTATGAAAAGCCTCGATGCAAGATAATGTCTTCTGCATATTAATAGTTGCAAAATTGTATCCCGCAGAAAAATCGTACTTCAATATGATTTCCTCCGCTCCACATTCTTTGCATTTGAAATATGCTTGATCATCTTTTACAAAGTCTGTTACATTTCTCATAGTAATCCGTTTTCTTTGAGGTACTCCCGTTCAAATATTTCAAAGTGTTCTTCTTTTGAAAGAGTGCGCTTCGCACGGTAATCATGTTCCCATGCATCATTCTCACGATATTTGTCAAACTGAATGCAAGCCTCCTTTATCCTTTCTCGGGCTATTTTAGCGGCTGCCGATGCTATTATTTTAGCGTCAACATCCAATAGACGCGGATGAACTAAATGTGCGTTGTTGACCGCCTGTAGTATATCTTCTTCTAAAGTCATGGGTTCAGATTATTAAGATGCTTACTTTCATACTCGATCATGCCGGCTTCCATGCTTTGGTAGGTTGTCATTTCCTTGCCATCGCGAAGGTTTTTGAGATATTCTATTACCCGTTGTTTTGGGGTCGGTTGCTGATAATCCGGATGTTCACCATCATTTACGGGGTAAATCATATAAGTGGTTGCCCATGCTTCCTCAAAGCAACTCCAAATGAAATTTGAATGTCTTTCATCCTTGCCCATTGCAAAAAGATGACCGAAGAAGCAGTTCTTGTTTTCATTAGTTCTTACAACGTCAACACACCAAGAATCTTCACTAGTCGATTCCAAGTGATCAATAATCTGTTGTATTGATGGCAAATCTTCGTAGCTCATGCTGTTATCTTCATTATTGATTTAGAGTTAGGGTCGGCTTTCTCAAGCCATGAACTCGTTATTTCTACGTTCGTGGTACCAAGATAATGTCGTTCGATAGTCTTGATCGATGTCCCCGTAAGATCAGAAAGCACTTTAATTGGGATACCCTTGGACGCAAGAACGGTGATGAATGTTTTCTTCCCTGTGTGGGTCGATATAAATTCATACTTGAGACCGGTGATGCGAACTTTCTTCGAGCCCGCCCAGCGTTCGATAAAAGTGTCTGTTGTAATTCCAGCGAGCCTAGACACAGATTTAATATGCTCGTTGAGTTTCTGCTCGGATAGCTTCGGAAGTTCATAGTTGTATTTTTCAAGGATCAGTAAGGCTGAAGATGAGAACCCAACCAAAGGAAAATTAATGTGCTTGGCTTTTATCCGGTTGCCTTTCTTTTGGGTTAAAGTCCAGATGTTGCCTTTGATGTTTTCTGGTTTGATCTTTTTCAAGTCGCTGATCCGCTGACCGGTGCGGCACTCGAGAACCAGGTAATCCCGGGCGATATCTAGATGACCTTTGAGATTGAGTGATTCAATCCTGATTAATTCTTCTTCGGTCAGGCTGATTGGTGGGTATTCTCTTTTGATGATCTCCCATGAGATATACGATTGATTAACTTCATGACCTCTCTTCTCAGCCCAGAGGCATACGGTTTTAAGATTGACGAAGTATTTAAAAACAACATCATCGAACAATCCAATAGTGCAAGCAGGGCTATCACTGGCAACGAGAAGATAGACGCTATTATCGCGGTCATACCTAAGATCAAAGCCAGTGTAAACCGGGTTAGGTTGATTGTAAAGGAAAGCTTTGAATTCGTCATAGAAGTTTAAGTCAAGATCCTCTAAGGTCAGATTCGGGTTGAAGGCAAGTAATTTCTTCAGCAATCCGCGGTATCTCTTTACCGTTCCCGCTTCCTTTTCCCGTTCGTATTGGGCAATGAACTGCTGGACAATACTGACGACTAATGTTTTTTTTTCTATGGTAGTTTGTTCTGTCTGATCTTCTACAATCCCCTTTATGATGGAGATTGCCTTTTGCTCCTCCTCTTTTCGGGTTAGTTTTTCAAATGGGAGATTGAGTAGCTGATTCTCTTTATCAGATAGATCCTTATTGATCTTGCTCGAGCGAGGAACGGATTTATCGACACGGGACCCGGTAAACAATGACGGAACTACCCGGTGCCCGCTGGCGCGCTCGACCGTCAGACCGGAACGATAGTAACAGATGAGAATTGAGACAGGCTTCGTTTTTAATGAGCCATCCTTTTCGCGTGGGCGGTTTAATCTGAATGAGACTGTAGCAGCCATAGGTATAATGCGAAGCTACATTCACGCCGCTGCACGGAAAAGATACTGAACGTCTTTCTGCTTGCTTGGCAAAAACTACCCGGAGTGACCCGCATGCAGTGCATTTCTGGGTATATCCGGTTAGTTCTTACTTTCCTTGTGATCCGGCAGGGACTCGAATTATCGCTTCTATTTATGTAAATATAAGGTTTTTAATGTGTTGCACGGAAATTTACCGGGAAAATATACTTATTGTATTTTAGCTATACTTATGCCCTTCCATGAATACGATGCGCCATTAGGTAGTGTGTAATCGATGTCCGCTACAATCTCATTAAATACCCGCCTGCAGTCATTGATGTGTAAAATAAACCCATCTGCTTCGACCGTGTAGTTATTACCGTTGCCTGTCATGGTTGATTGAACACCTTTGTCGTACATCACCAAATCGTAATTTCTAATTTGCTTATCAGGTCCAATTGTAAAAAGTAGATCAAAGGCAAGCAAAGTTGATTTGTTAGGGTTATACCTGGATGCGGTTTCTGGTGGCTCGACTACATTCCATTGACCTGAAGTGTCACCTGTTAGATCTTCTTCTGAGCAGGAAAAGAGTTGAATCAGTGAAAGGATCGCGATTACAATCAATCCTAATTTGAGTCTGTTTTTAAAATCTTGAGTTTTCATGTCTTTTTTATTTAGTTGTCAGCAATTGTCAATCCAAATTTATTACTTCGATCTACCAAACCACGGTAAAATATTTTCCTCCTGATGGCAATGAGGTGAGGTTGAATGTGGGCGTACACATAGTAACCAAAAACTTTATATGCTAATACTTCATCAATTTATCAATGGTAGTTTTCTACTATTTTACGGTAGCCGTTCCGTTGTTTCTTCATTGGAAACATACACGCTATCATGGTCAACATCTTTCGTTGCTTATTTTTCACGGGTAATCACTTTATTCGTTAACCAAATAGGAAACCATTATGTAACAAATTCTACCACCACAACCACACCCCGTCATGTATAGCAATCAAAAAACACCCTCTGACACAATCGCTGCGCTAGGACTAGTTAACCCTGATAACGTCATCCCTGACTTGGAGCAAGCCGTCGAGGTCGCAGAACTTCAAAGCATTATCAATCCAACCGATAACGGCAAAGAGCGCGTTAGGGATCTCATGTTTCTATTGAACTTCTTTAGGTTTCGAAGGCTTGGGGGCTAACTCCAAGTTATCCATCAATTTCGCAAATTGCTTTTGATAGAAGTCTATCTGATTGTTTTTGCGTTCAAGTTCACGGTTCTTTTCAGCTAATTCTTCCCATGTTTTATTTATCTGCTCAGTCGATACTAGTTGGGTTTCCTGTAATACAGTTCTCGGTATGAGGACGTATTCAGTATGCCCTTCTACGATCGTCTGGTAAACCCCTACCCTGTCGTCTTTATCCATTTTCTGTGCTGGTTTTATTGCCGGTGTATGATTTTCTGCTCCACGTGAAACTTTAGTTTCGTAATTCGTTAAATCCTGACCGTATACAGACTTCCATAATAAAACAAAATCACTACCTGGTTTCTTCTTGTTGTTGCGGTACTGACCTATCCGTTGCGGTGAAATTGGCTTTTCTGACTTATCTGACAGTTCTGCCGCAACAATCTCATTTGTGACATTCCTGGCCTTGATCAGTTCGTCAATTGCCTTGTTAATCAAGCTCATAAAAAATATTTCACAGAAACTATTGTTTCGTAATGAAACTTTAGTTTCCTTTGATGTAGTCAATGACCACAAGATATACAATGACCACAGATAACGCAAAAAACAGGGATTCGGCCTCTGTAAGGATTTACAAGGAAACGGCTGAAAGGGTTAAGAAAGTTAGACGGAAGTTGATTTCCGCTGAGAACCGTGATCTGTCAGACATCGGCTTAATCAACGAGATCCTTGAGGAAGGTTTAGCAAAACGTGAACGCAAACTCGGAATATCCTAATGGGACTTCAAGTACAAATAACACCCGATGGGAAGTACACTCCTACTGAACTAGAGAACTTAGTAAGAGAGCTAAAGCTATTTGTCCAGGGAAAAGAAGTAATGGACCGGGAAGAGACTGCCGAGTTCTTAGGAATGAGCGTGTGGAATGTTGACCGGTTAGCAAGACAGGGCCATATCAAAGCCCACTACCTGGGATCTTCTAAACTCTTCTTACGCTCTGAGATAATTACTGCTATTAAGAATTCGTGAAAACAAAACACTTTTAAACTGATCGCTATATGAAAACTACACTTCAACAAATCAGAATGGTTGGCAACACATTCGTTGCACAGCCAGGAATTGAAAGATTCAACATTAAAAAAAATTATCGTAACGGTGGCGGTATACTGGGTGGCTGCTTGAAATCAGGTGATAAGATCAAGATCACAGCAGCATCAAGCGATGTAGATACAATCTCATTTGCTACAGACCTGACGCTCCACCGCCTCAATCAATCCTTCTTTTACAATAATGATTTCTTCAAGAGGGAGGAATCTGAAAAATAAAAAGCGATCAGTACCGGGGCGAGTAGTTGAAAGCACTTGCTCCGGGAATCGCTGAAAAGAAAACTTGACTGAAAATGAAAAACAAGATAAGAAACGAAAATCCAATTCCTTTCATAACAAAGGAAGATAGCGAGTGTGCGTTGTGCCAAGCCTTCGTTAAGAGGCTTCCGAATCATGATGTTGAACACTATTTAGGCTTGCTCTTCTATTTCAATACTGAAGGTGTGTGGATTTACCCTAATAATAAAGAGTATGATATGTACTCAATTTTTGATCAACTGTCCGAAGCTGATTTAGTGGTTAAGCAGATTGTACCACTGTGGATAGCTGGATCATTTCGCGGCCAAAGAATCGGTTTTATGTACAGAAAAAACCTCCAATACTGACCCCACTTATGTTGTTCAAAGTTCTCTAAAACCAAAAATTTCAAAGCCCATGAAACCCCTAGACAAGATTTTTTTAACTGACAATAATCAACCACTATGCGAAAACACATTTACAAATTTATCATCGGCGCCGTCTTGGCTATCGGTGCATGGTCTATCTTCTTGGGCTGTCAGGAAGATGAAGTTACTCCGCTCAATGATTGTCCGTGTACTCAGGGATCTGCATGCTGGCCTTCTTGCGCTAGTAATGACCTCAACAGCAAACGCTAGAATTTATGTAGGGTTAGGGTTGATGGGAGTGATTGCACCGCTTGCGGCTTGTGCCTACCTGTTATTTGATCGTGGTGAGGTTGATAGTAGCTGGTATCATTTGAATTACTTCCATCTCCTTTTTCTTCTCGGCCCTCACCTTTTTGAATTGTTCTGTTTGCTTGGTGCTTTCCTATTGTTTCCACAGGGAAGTAAACGAGCCTACTTAATAGCTATCCCTGCTGGATATGTGCTGGCTAAAATAGTCTGGCTGATCTCAGTGACTAACAATCAGGAGTTCTGGCAAGTCGTTCCTTCATCCTTTGTCCTTGGAGGTATAGCTATCAGCGGTGTAGTGTTAAAGATAATGAATTGGTTGACTTGGAGACAGTTTCACGCGGTGGATTCTTTTGAAGCAAAACAGAAAGGCCTCTATCAAATAGCTAACGATCTACCCGCAGAGAAGTACAGATCAATGATGCAGGAGACTTTAAGAAACAAGTACGAGTTCAATTCTAAATACTGAAAACCTCTATGGACCCCATTAAAATACAAGTTAAGTCTGTCTACGGTGACGTTCTTTTCGAATACGAAGCACCTGAAAATACACTGGCTAAAACTCTTATTAAAGCTATTAAATCCGGAGCGAACCTTTACGGAGCGGACCTTTCCAGAGCGAACCTTTACAGAGCGAACCTTTCCGGAGCGAACCTTTCCGGAGCGAACCTTTCCGGAGCGGACCTTTCCGGAGCGAACCTTTCCGGAGCGAACCTTTCCAGAGCGAACCTTTCCGGAGCGGACCTTTCCGGAGCGAACCTTTCCGGAGCGAACCTTTCCAGAGCGAACCTTTCCGGAGCGAACCTTTCCGGAGCGAAAGAAATACCACCTATCGCAATCGCCAGTACCCGCATATTACCTGAAGGTGATTTAATAGGCTATAAAAAAGCTTACGATAAAAAGACTGGCAACAAGGTAATAGTAAAGATCCGTATTCCGGCTGATGCAAAACGCTCATCTGCCTTTGGTAGAAAATGCCGTGCTGAATTTGCTGACGTACTCGAAATGAGCAACGGATGTGAATTAGCAAAAAGCGATCATGACCCATCATTCACCTATACCATAGGCCAGCGCGTAGCACCCAAAGGAAAGTTTGATGAAAACTGGATGGAAGAATGTGCAAGCGGAATTCATTTCTTCATCACGCAATTAGAAGCAGAGAATTATTAAAAAGCCACCCTATGAATACTCAATTCCAGAATGGATGGATCGGTTTTACGAAAACTGACTTTAAGAAGATGTATGATACAATTACAAATCAGTGGCCTACTTGGGTTGAGTACAACGGATGCGACTCACCGGAAAATGCTGCCTCAACTCTAAGAGCTAATGGATTGCATCCTGATTTTATACCCGATGTTTTTAAAGATTGTATTGTAATTGGAAAAATACTCCAAAGAGTTGAAAGGCATATCCCTTTAACATTTATACCAACTCCCCTATGAATACTCAATCAGGAAAAGAAACAGGATTAGGCGTACAGACTTTCTCTGAAAGAAAGAAGCTTCAAATGGTTAAGTCAACCCTTGAAGACGCAATGGCTCAGTTAGGTTATCCTTCGGAACATGTAAGGCTAGTATCACTCATTGATTCAGCTATCGAAGAAGCCGCCGTACTAGTGACTCTTGAAGACAACATTTTAAATGATGCAGCTTAACAATTAACAAAAATATTTATGCCTAACCACGTACAGAATAGACTCGAAATAATTGGCGATGAATTAATGGTGAAGAACGTCATGAATTTCATTGCGGGCAAAAAGACTAGAATAGATTTTGATAAGATCATTCCAATGCCGAAAGGACTCGAAGCGGAAATCAATTCTGCCGTTGAATCTGCCGCTAAGCATTCCCTTAAAATTGGCTTTAGTTCAGAGCCACTTCTTGCCGCACTGGAAAGGCACAACGCCGACAAAATAAACCCGCTTTCATTCAATGATAAGGACTGGGCCGATTATATCCAATGCTTGAACAATGTCAGAAATACTGGTTTTGTATACTGGTATGATTGGGCTGTTGCCAACTGGGGAACCAAATGGAACGCCTACAGTTCACCTGACGAAAGGGACACAGAAAATACCATCTTCTTCGAAACAGCTTGGTCTTCATCCAGCATGGTAATCACTAAGTTGTCTGCTCTGTTCCCTGATTTAAAATTCTACCTCTCTTATGCTGACGAGGATTCAGGTTCCAACACTGGCTATATACGTTTCGAGAACGGCAACGTCACTCTTATAAACTTGCTTCAGAACCAAAGCAAGGAAGCTTATGACCTATACTTTGAATTGCATCCCGGCAGAGATAAGGATTACAAATTGGTTGGTGACAAGTACGAGTACATCGAAAATGAATAACATCATGGAATATCGCAACTACATCATAGAGAAATCCCTTTCCTACTTCAAAGGATACGACTACTATCTAAAAGATAATGGAAGGGATGACTGCACTAAACACGCTAACACAATCCGTGAAGCAATGGATTCTATAGATGACTTCATTGCAGCTGAAGAACCTTTAGAACCTCCTTTTGAAGTGAGATTGAATAGAGAAATCTACCCCTTCCCTTGTATCACTGAGGCTATAAAGTTCTCAGAGTATTGGAAGGGTACGCCCAGGTTCCAGATTAGAAATATGTAAAACCCCTCAACCAATGGAAAGTCAACTTCAAATAGTCAACGAAGAAGAAACATTCTCAATCAAAGGATTCGATCACGCTCAGCGAATTGCAAAAGTGCTTGCTGATTCTGATCTGGTCCCAACGCAATACAAAGGTAAGATTTCAAACTGCCTGATCGCACTTGAAATGTCAAACCGGATAGCTGCCAGCCCTTTAATGGTTATGCAGAATCTTCATGTGATCCAAGGTAAACCTTCATGGTCAAGTACGTTCACAATTGCTTCTTTAAACACCTGTGGCCGATTCACAAAACTGAACTTTCGGCAGGTTGGACAAAAGGATACTGACTCATACGGATACGAAGCATACGCCAAGGATAAAAAGACAGGAGAAGAACTTGTGAGCCCAGCCGTAACGTGGGAAATGGTTAAGTCGGAAGGATGGCTGCAGAAGCCCGGTAGCAAGTGGAAGACAATGCCGGAATTGATGTTTCGCTACCGGTCTGCGGCTTTCTTCGGAAGGCTTCACGCCCCTGATGTACTCATGGGGATGCATACGGCTGACGAGTTGATCGACATTGAGCCAGTGGTCATTGCCCCTGAAGTTACCAAGGAATCTAAAGAGAACGAGCGCATCGAATTAATGATTAAAGATGCGAAGACACTTCATGATCTGATTGAGATTAAGCCGCACGTCGGGCCTACTCAAATGGAATTGTTCAACTCTAAAATGCAGCAACTATCATGATTGACTTTTCACAATACAAATTCCGATGCTCTTCCCTTGGAGCACTGATGACAGATCCACGGAGTAAAAGTGAGCCTATCTCAGAGACGGCAAAATCCGAACTGGTTAAGGTGTACATCAAAGAAGTTTATGGCCGTGACAAGGAAATAAACTCAAAATACATCGAAAAGGGATTGGCCGTTGAAGAGGACTCAATCACACTGCTTTCAAGGGTAAAGAAAAAATTCCTGGTAAAGAATGATCAACGAGAAACAAACGACTTCATCACCGGTGAGCCGGACATTGTAAAGCCAGCATTGATCGATACTAAAAGCTGCTGGGACTTGCACTCGTTCTACAATCACAAAGTAAAGCCACTGACCAAAGATTACTACTGGCAAATGATGGGCTATTGTGAACTGTTCGAATGTACCTCAGGAACTATCGCCTTCTGTCTCATTGACACTCCATTAGGAATCATTGAGCAGGAAAAGAAAAGCCTGTATTGGCGAATGAATGTAGCCACAATGGAAAACCCGGATTACCTGGCAGCCTGTGAGCAACTCGAAAGAGAAATGACCTTCGCTGACATACCAATGGAAGAAAGAGTACATGAGGTATTGGTGAAATGGAGCCCGGAAGAAATGCAGAAGTGCCACGAAAGAATACTTCTGTGCCGTGAATGGCTTAATGAATTCGCAGACAAAACCGTAACTGTTTAATTCTATGACCCCTAATAGCTCACAGGAGAAATACGCTACGATATACGCTGATCCACCATGGTATACAACCGCTGGGCCTACTAGGGGACCATATAAGGTGGTTGATGGAAAGCAGCTCCATTACACAACTAATTCTAAAAGTCGCCCGCTGCCTTACGAAACAATGTCGATGGAGGAAATAATTGCTATGCCCGTACAGCGATTAGTTGCGGACGATGCTCACTTATTTATCTGGGTTACTAACGGTTATATGCCATTTGTTTTTGATGTAATTAAAGCCTGGGGATTTAATTATTCAACAACCCTTGTGTGGGCTAAAAATAATGGGGCGCTAGGCGGGACATTCAGGATCACAACAGAGTTTTTATTGTTCTGCAGGCGCGGCAAATTGAAAAGCCTTGATACTATAACTGGAACCTGGTTTAATGTAAAACGCCAATATGTTAACGGTTATCCGAAGCATTCAAAGAAACCTTTCTTCTTCCATCATCTTATAGAACGCGTCTCTCCTGGACCATACTTAGAATTATTCGCTCGAGATAGGCAACCTGGATGGAGTGTATTTGGCAATGAGGTTGATGGATCAATTAAACAACTGGAATCATGAACAGTAATAGCTCACAGGAATTGAAAACAGCGGAACTACCTGAAAATATTTATGCGATCGAGTACGCCGGTTTTTGGGACTTCTCGTCTGATGGTTTCTACGGCCCTTCATTTCTCAATGTAGAAGACTATCCAAACGCTGAACAGATCGCAGAAGAGATTGCAAGGCGCTACAATTCTCACGCTGAATTAATAGAAGAGAACAAGAGACTAAAAGAAGCGAGTCAGTGGATCGGTGTTGAGGAAAGACTGCCCGAATTTTACAAAACGGTTATTGTTGAAGGGGGAATCGCATACCTGAATAAGGATAATGATCTATGGTATTCAGTGAGCGGAATAAACTATCCGGGTTTCCCAATTAAATGGGAAGTGACGCACTGGATGCCTGTCCCAACATTAAAGCAGTCTCTTCTATCAAACAAAGAACAGAATTGTGCTCACTCATTTACCGAAGGATCATATTTATGAAAGACACTGAACACTTAATAATCCTGGATGAAAAAGTTAAACATAAAAGCCTATTCGGTGCGGTACTATTCAAAGTATTATGCTGGATGTTTTTACTAGGGCTTACGACATACAGCCTTCTCAGTTTACTGTTATCTCCCACGGCTTTTAAGTTTTATAAATGGTTTGATAGTGTGGATCAGAAGTACGTAGGAATATTCTGTATTGTAGCTCTTGCAGTATTTGGACTATGGAGGATAAGTAAAAAGTGAAAATATGCTAACGAACGAAAAGAAATTTGACGAGACCTTGAAGCGGATAGGCGACCTATACGAAGAAGGTAAAGATTGCCTAGCTGCTTGTAGACCACCCTTTGATGAACGTGCAGCACCTCATTCAAGGCTTTACGACATACTGCGAGAACTGAGAGACATCGCGGCAGTGAGTTTAAAAGCGAACCACGAAATCAAAGACAACTGAACCCATGAAAAAGCAAACACCCACTAAGAACGAAAGACACATTAACACCCAGCGAGTGAGAATGATGTTATTGAACGGAAAGAAATTAACCAAGCGCGGTCTTGACAGACTTCTGGATGTCACAAATTCCAGTGAGATAATTAACAGGCTGAGAAAATCAGGACTTGAAATTACAACTACCTGGAAGACCTCACGCGAGGGTAAACGATACGGTGAGTACTCCTATTCTTCTGCTGAGAAAGTAAACAGGATAACGAGCGGTACTTATCCAAGAGCATAGCCGGGGGAGCCTACGACAGTCATAAGACTATGAGGGTAGTTTGGGCATGGCTGTCGCCCCTGGTTTTTTAAAGATCATGGTTATGAATAGTTCATCGTACAAATGGGAGATAACGCTTTCAGAGGTCAGACTGAAGCCACGGAAGAAAGTTGATTACGCCGGTATTCGATGGCTACTGAATGGGGTTAAATCTATGATCAAAAAAGAATCTGATCCAGCAGTAAAAGAAGATTTAGCAAAGGCCGGAATGGCTTTGAATAAAATATTGATAAAGTATTGAGTCAGAGACGCTGACTCGTAAGGGCTGGAACCCATTGGTTTGGGTGGTTAAAAAATAGAGCATAACAACAAGTTTACATCCAGCCCTTTTTAAAATCTTTTCCTGGGAGCACGTAAAGACGGCAGTTTAAAAAACAAGATTAGAGATTATGGCTCTGCTGATCCGAAACGTTCAGGGAAACTCATTCCAACATCCGAGCCAGTAAGCGTAGAGGTTCGAAACTTTACGGCTGAAGGAAAAGAGGCTAGGCGGAGTTGCCAACACGATGGCATACCTGACCCGATTATTATGAAGAAATAAAGAAGGCGTAAGGTGATCGCGTAAGAGTCACCACTTTTTTACAACCTAACTACTTTATACCTGACATATTATGTCTGAAGTGAAACGACCAATATTAAGATATCACGGAGGAAAGTGGATGCTTGCAGATTGGATCATTTCCTTCTTTCCATCGCATAGGATTTATGTCGAACCTTATGGCGGTGCTGCATCGGTGCTACTAAAAAAATCTAGGTCCTATGCAGAGGTGTACAATGATCTGGACGGAGAGATAATAAACCTTTTTAAAGCATGCCGTGACTTCCCTGACGACATAATTAATGCAGTTGCACTTACGCCTTTTTCTCGCGATGAATTTGAGCAAAGCTACTTGTCCACATCCGATATCGTGGAGAATGCCAGGCGAACTATCATCCGATCTTTTATGGGATTTGGGTCCGGAATTCAATCGTGGCAACGGACCGGTTTCCGCGCAAACTCTCATCGCTCCGGAACAACTCCCGCACAAGACTGGAAAAACTTCCCCGAACACCTTGTTACAATAATAGAACGTTTACGAGGTGTTGTAATTGAAAATAGGAACGGAATTGAAGTAATGCTACAGCACGATTCAAGTGAGACACTTCACTACTTGGATCCACCATACGTGAAAGACACAAGATACAAAGGCAAAAAGACTAAAGTTTACAAGCATGAAATGGAAGACTCCGATCATTCGGAGGTCCTTGGCACTTGTCTAACATTAAACGGCATGGTAATTATTTCCGGCTACGACAATGATTTGTACAATGACACATTGCAAGGATGGCGAAAGGTCACTCGAAAGGCTTTTGCTGATGGTGCTAAGGAAAGAATCGAATGTCTGTGGTTAAGTCCAAACTTAGAATCAAACCAGTTATTTCAATGACCACAACAGATATCTGTATCCCAAAGAGAATAAGACTTGTAAAAGCCTGCCGGGATCATTTGTATTCAGAGGTTAAGAGAACATTAGCTACTGATAAAGAAATCAGATCACTAAAATTCATGGATAAGAAGATAAGCGATTGGTACGAAAGCCAGGCTGGTGCAACAGAGCTGTGCTCAACGTGCTACCCTGGTAATTGTATCTGTGAGGAGAATAATAGGAACAGGTTAAAGCAATTATCGAATGGCTAAAGATCCAAGATTTAATTTCTATCCAGATAACTGGTCCGGCGGCACGAAGCGGATGAATTTTGAGCAGAAGGGAGCCTATATGGAATTACTCTTGCTGAACTTCTACTGCTTTTCAGATGGCCTACAAGGCTTCACAGAATCTGAAGCTATAAAGAGTTTGGCAAATGCCACGGGATATGCGGAACTGTGGAATTTTTTGAAGCCAAAATTTAAAACTGATGGTACTCACTATTGGAGTGAGCGCATGCAGAAAGAGTTTTATAAGGCTAAAAAGCATTCAGAAAAACAAACTGAAAGGGCAAACAAAAGATGGAAAGGTGAAACGGCAAATGCCGTGGCATTGCCTGTTAATGGTTCTGGTATTGGTAATGGAAATGGTATTGTATATGAAGATAAGGGGGTGCAGGGGGAAAAGAAACAAACACCACCGCCATCAACTCCAAAACCTGAAACTCTTGCCGACTTTGAATGGTGGACTGAGCAGGTTATTACCGGTAATGATGTCGAGTTTATAAACCTTGTCAGAAATCACAGTATAGGTCTTAACGGTCAACTTGAACGACTTGCAAGGGATCACTTAGCGTTAGCCTCACGTCATGGATGGCATGAGAAAACAAAAAATCAGGCCGGTTTTCGCTACAGCTTATTGAAGCATTTGAAAGAAAATCTCGAGGATAAACAATCCCAACAACCCAAAAAAGAATTGACAAAAGAAGAATTAAAAGCTGCAAGGAATGGAAAAGGTTGACATGTACGATTTCTTCTATGACGAGTTAAAAATGCTTCGGGCCCTTACAGGGATTCGCCAGTGGGAAAACCTTAATGAACTCCCTGACCCAAAAAAAGCTATTAATGATCTGATTGATTTAATGATCAAAGAAACGAATGTGGAGCCATATGACATTATCAGTCCTAAAGTAAAGCAACGGGTTATTCACGACGCAATCTTGAACGATCCTGAGTTTATAGGGCTGAACGCAAAGTTTGTCAGAAAGGCTTTACACACGTTCTGGATGCTACACGGGGAAAACATTTTATTCAAGCATAATGAGCAAAAACGGAAAGACGAGGGGCCAGTAGTGCTAAAAGATCCGGAAGCGGTTGACGTTCTCCTGAAAAGCTATCTGAATAGGTTACGTAAAACAGCGCCGCCTCCGAAAATTGAGAACCCACAAAAAGAAGGAAAGGAATGGCAGAGCGAACTCGAACGTAAAGCAGTCTCCACACAGATCGATCCGGACCGGAAACCATACACCGAGGAATCGATCAAGGAGCGGAACGCCAAAATACGCGGCATGCAGGAGAAAGCTTTCAGGGAACGCAACCCGGGAGCCAGCGAAGAAGACGTGCAGCTATTCCTTCAAAGCGTAAAGAAGTACGAGATACCGGAGGTTTAGAAACTTGAAATATTATGGCTTTAAAACCAGACGATCAGTATGAGTACAAGATATGTACAGTATGTGGTAAGCGTAAGAAAGTTCATGTAGGAGACGAATTGCTTTTCAACCACGATGAATGGATCAGAGACAATTCACACTTGAGCGAAAAGTATCACGGTATGTGCCTTAAATGCACTACCGAGGAATTGGACTTCAGTTGGCGAAAAGCCTCACATGAACGATATGAAGCCGAGGGCAAACCGATACCTGATTGGATTTGGAAAAACAGATAGATACCTACCGGAGGTTTAGAATAGAAAAACAAAACAACTATGAACACTTCAAAATATGTAAAACTGGATCAAGAGGCAATCAGAAGAGACTATGCGGATGTTTTCAAAAAGTACGAGGGAACGCACATGATTACAGCGGTCCCGGGTGTTAAAGTCGATCTGAGAAAACTGAATGCGAACGAATCAATTTGCTATGGCGATGGAAAGTCATTTCACTTTAAACTGTCAAAAGTCACCCCATAAGTTATGCTGTACTACAGAAAAACAAAAAAGAAGTCTAAAACCGATCTCAAGAAATTGGAGGACAAGCTGTGGGATATTTTCTCGCTTTACATCAGGCTCAGAGATTCCGATAAAGACGGGATATGTAAATGCTTCACCTGTAATCACCGCGCTCATTATACAAAGATGGATTGCGGACACGGCATACCACGACAGCACAAAGCAACTAAGTTCAGCGAAATGAATAACCATGCTCAGTGCAAAAGGTGCAATGGATTTGAAGGCGGCCGCCGTGAAGTGTACAAAGAACAGATGAACAAAGTTTACGGTCATCAGACCTGGGATAAAATGGAAATAGCCTCAAAGCAGACAGTTCATACGAGTATCGCGCTGCTTCAAAATAACATCGACTACTACACTCAAAGAGTTAACGAGTTGAAGGAGGCAAAAGGTATGATCCACAAAATTTGAAGAAAGGATATTCACATTTAAGATCAACGAAAAATGAGCGATAGAATTTACAACGCAATAATTCTTTTAGATGAGCCGGGCGGTAGGCATTTCTACTCATGGTTGAGGGACAAGAAAAAGCTTATTGAAACCAGAATGAAAAACATGATACCGGAAGGTGACATCGTTATTTGTTGCTCAAATGGAAGCATGACAGCCGATCGCGGTAAGGCCTCATTAATAGTTCGTGCCGGTAAAGGCCGTCCAATGACAAAGGAGGATGAAGCACTCGCTTGTATCGAGTCTGTACCTGGCCGGATAGCATTTGACGTTTCGGATCATCGATACTTCAGCAGAAAATTTGATTTCACACGGTGTAAGGTAGGCGGAACGTATCAGGCAATTTTCCAAATCAAGATTCCGGACGATGTACAAATTCTAAACTAATCTATCTCCCCCCTATGAGCGAAACAGATAAATAAATAAAACAAAATGAGCGATAAAAAATACTATCCACCAAAAGTCTTTTTTGTAAGGGATGAAACCGGCGCCATCTGGAAAGAGACTGTATCCACAGAGTTGTGGCAAACCAAAGTGAACTTTGCAAACATGTGGCTTTCTAGGATTCCTAATCTCGATCGGCATGAAGCTTCGCAGCTATGGTATTTGTTTGAGAAACGCGGATGGACTATTGAAGAACTAGAAATAAATAAGGCTCAATGACAACAGATAAACCAGAACAACCAGACAAAAGGATTAAAAAATAAACTTTATGACAGAAGAAAAAATCAAAATATTCGAGGTTGGTAAAAATGAACTTCCTGAGAATGGTGAAGTCGTTCATCTTGTAGGGCGCTTAAACAATGCCGTTTACTATAACGAGCCACACCGGCAAGGATTTTGGCTTATAAACAGCAATGGAGAAAAAGTGGTACCAAGAGAATGGTTTAGATTAATAATAAGGCCAGGATTTAAAAATTAAAATAAATGAGTGACCCTGACATAGAACACTTTGACAAAATGCTTTTAAAGGAACTTGCGTGGAGGTTAGACCGTGAGGTTTGGGCGCATGTTAAAAGTCCATCACCTAGAGAAGAGTGGTCAACATCAAAAGCAAGGGAGCGAACCAGAGAACTAATAACTGAATACATTGGTGATTATGATAAGGCTCAATCCAGGATAAAAGAACTAGAGGGAACCAATAGTAAGCTACTTGAAGAGATTGAAAAATTGAAATCACAAAAAGTATGAAGCGATTTGACAGGGCCATAAAAGTACTTGCGGATGAAAAGTATCGGATCACAGGAAAAGTTGCTACGGATGCCATTGATAAAGGCCATAGCCCTGCTTATGCAGTAAGGACACAAATGGTAAAAAATCTTAATGAAGCTATCGCAATCCTCGAAAAGCACGAACGAAATAAATACGTCTGACTCATGGAAAATAAAGTAATAACAGATATGACTGACGAGACAAAACAAAAATTGAAAGATGCAGGTCGACAAGATCTGATCGATACCTACGAACTGATGCAATCCGGATACGCTGGCGTTAATAAGCAGGGTACTATCGTTGATAGGAGACCATTTCCAGACGCTACACCGATACAGCAAAATTCAATGTTCAATACTCCTGCACCTAAAAAAGTATGAAAGTAATAACAGATAAGAGCGATAATGAACTGAGTGAAGAGTCGATCATTAAAGCCTTGTCGGATTGGCTTGACAGTCGAAAATTTCCGTTCAGGATACCAAGGGCGTTTATTTATGGTTGGGAAAGTGACTATTGGTGCATGACGGCAGATGGAGAAACGAGAGAATTTGAAATCAAAATAAGCCGTAGTGACTACGCTGCGGATAAAAAGAAGGGTAAGCATTCTGATACCTCCAAAGGAGCCAATTATTTTTATTACGTCTGCCCGGCTGGACTTATAGCAAAGGAAGAGGTTTCAGGTAATTACGGCCTAATCTATGTCCACCAAGAATTCAAATCCTTGGAGGTAGTTAAAAAACCGAAGAAGCTAAACGCATTCAAATTTACTCAATGGATGATGCTCGCTAATAAGATGTACTGGAAATGGTATGCACTTTGGCGCACCAAATACGTCAATAAAGAAGTAACCTATCGTGAGTTCAAAGAACAATTCAACCTTGAACTTCAATCAAACGAAATGAGCAATGAAAGTATCAACAGTCTATTACCGTAACAAAACCTAAAAATAATGAAAGACAATTATGCCCTTTGGCTTTTAAAAAATGCTTTGCGGGACGAAATGACTTACCGGCAGCAAGCATGTCAAGTATTGGATGGACTTGAACCGCACCACACATTCAAACGTGATGCCTCCCTTGAAGCTTTCAGTGAAAGTTTAAAAATGGCCGATAAGCGCATACCTGAACTTTTGGATGCCATTAACCAAATAGAAAATAAATAAATATTTCTATGGAAAAGGAAAAATCAGTCGCCCGTATAGTAGAACCCCAGCAGCCTGAAAAACTTAAAACTATGAATAATATAATCGGAACAGAATCGCAATGCTCACAGTGCGGAGCGGATTTAAATCAAAGGCCAATGCATCACGTTTGCTATCATCAAGGAGAACAGCCTTGTAAGTATGGCCATCAAAAATCAGTAGTTGCTATCGCTAACTCTTCTTTTGAAAAACTATCACTTTACAAAGACACTCCACCATCAGTAGCAACCGATCACACTACGATGATTCAGCAGCCTGAGCAGCCTGTAGAATCACAAGAGGACATTACGGCTAATCAAATTGAAATGATTGAACTGAAGGCTCAAATTAAAATTCTCTTGATGCTGGAGTCAGCCTGTGGTAGAATGAAAATACTGCATAAAAACGAGTGGATTGAAGTTGATGACATGCGGGTAGTACTTCGTGAAAGACTGAGTGAAGTTGACAAATTGATCACCCGTAAACCTACTTAGGAACATACCCTGAAACTATTTTTTATGTTTCTTCGCGTGCTTTACATTTTCAGACCTGGTACACCATTCCAGATTTCTCACGTTGTAATTAAAGATATTCTTGTCTTTGTGATTGATCTCACGTTTTATCAACGGGTCATCATTTGGAATAAAATGAATTGCAACAAGTCGGTGGATATAGAACGTTTTAATCTTTCCACCTTTGTTCAAAGAAACACATGGATAGCCTATTTTTCCGCTGGCCTTCAGTTCAATTGGTGGAAGTTCAATGTATTTACCGTTTACAAGACGTTTCTTTCTTCCGGATCTCAATACCCTCCCCTTGCTGGTAATCTGATAAAGACCCTCGTAGCCTATAATATCCTTGATCAATTCAGCCATACTTATGTATCTATCTTTTGTGCAATATAATGTAAAAAATTGTGAAAAATATGATATGTATCTTTTGGAAGATAGATATATATCCGTATATTTACATATCAATTAAACAATACGGCTATGACAACAATTGATCAGGTGAAACAAGTAGTAGACTTTAAAGTAATTTCAATCATTGGTAAATATGTATCTATCTCTTGGAACAGAGGCGGAAATCAAACGATTTCAAAGCGCGAATTAAAGAAGCTTCAAAAACAACACACATGGACAACAGACTTTTGACCGGCGACCAAATAGAGCTGCCATTCGAAGGAAACATTGCAAGTTCTGATTTAGATAGGAAGTTTCACACAGGCACCAAAATTGAAATACTTGTTGTGGATGAGTGGATTCCTGGTGAAACAATCGCATCTCATTGCTCACCAGATCCAGATGAAGATTTTTTACGAATAGATGTTAAGACAGAATCCGGTAGATATTATTCAATGTGTCATCCTGAATGCGTAAGAGCAATAAAGAATCTTGATTGCCAAAGTGCTTGCGATTGGCCAAATTGCACACTCCCAAAATGTGTAAATAGATGACAAAAAAACCAACACACGGAGGCAAACGTAAAGGAGCCGGTAGAAAACCCGGCTTCAAACTTCAAGACAGTTGTAAGGCGTATCCCGGTAGGTTTAATTGATGCCGTTGACGACCTGATCGAAAGATACAAGGAGAGCAAAAAGTAAAATCATTTCGGAACATACCCCAGCGCATCAGCAACTACTTTGTTCTTTTTAAAGTGCTTGTATCGGAGGAATAGTCTTAGATCTTTAACCATTCAGGCGAAGATAAAAAAAATGTACATTTAAAAAATGATTACAGAACAGGAATATGAATCATTGCGAGAGCGTAGGAATAAATTACGTGAGCTTTGGGAGGCTGCTCCGGACATTCTAAAGGCCAAAAAATTCAAAGATGAAATTATAGCCATAGATAAGAAACTGTCGGAATATGAGCGAAATAAAAAAACCTCCCGTTAAATCCCGGAAGGCTAAAAAGCTAAAAAATAGTGTCCACTACGACCCCTTACTTTTTCAAAGCCTCCCTTATCATCTGTTTAAAGACGGCTGTATCCTTTGCCTCGATCACTAACCTCACATTTGATATTGAAGGATTGTAATTAAACGTTCCTCTTTTGTTATTCAATTTCTCTACATCGAAGTCCGCTAAGTGCACTTCGGTAGCTGGCGGGCAATTACAGGCGGGTGGTTGAGGGCAGGTCATAACCGGTCTAGTAGCCTTAGAAATGAAAATCGTTCCAGCAGAACCAGCGCTAAGGCTGAGTATCGCTACTATCGGAATCAGGTATTTGGTCAGCATGTATTTTAAAGTAGTTGTTTATCTCGTGTCCCAGCCATGTTAAAGCCATTGATCCAATAACCCACCATTTGTCAGCGGCAAATAAAAGAACCCCACTCATAGCAGTACCAAGTCTTGCAATGGCACCTCCAATCTGAGCGAACTCTTTAGGACTGTCTGGTAGATATTTTTTAATTTCCTCCCGGCTCATCTTTTCTTCTTTATAACGAGGTCGAACTCGTCAGGCATGAGGTCATATAGCTTTTGTAGGTTGAGCCCTGAGTTAATCATATCCGGTACGCTATCTCCATTCAAATCCTTGAATTCACCTAAACCAATACATCCTTTCAATCCTGAAACGTAGGTGATTTTGTGAATGAGAATGCCGTCACGATCCGGCACATCATAAATTCTGAAGTGTGGGTATTCGTGGTTTGGTGAACTTGGTTCGCGTCTTACTTTATAAGTTCCTTCGGGGATGCAGGAAATCCCGCGCTGGTTACCTTTGTTTGGTAATTCCATGGATTTGCATATCAAAGTGCCGTCCTCATCGTAGATTGATCCTAGTGTTTCAGTGGGCAAATAAACACGTTCCAGTTTAATCGTTTTCATTTGTCCCTCTCGATTACCGTTATCCTGACTTCATGATCCTCTAATTTGTTGTCGTGAACCTCTTGCTTCTTTTCGATACGGTTTAGTATTCTCACGAGTAAGAACGCTGTCACGCCAACGATTAATGTAAGAACCCAATTAGGGTCAATGGTGCCGTTTAAGATTTGTGCTGATTCCATTTCTTTTGCCTTTTCTTATGTACATACTTATTCAAGAGGGCCATTGTTATTACAATCAGTATGGCTACTAAGCCAGACACTTGTATTTAATAATTGTCAAGGTAACTTTTCAAAGCTGTGTACCATGCTGCGTGATCTACACCGCTGTATTTTCCTCCCCATATAGCTTCAACTTCCCCACCAAAGAAGCCACTCTCAGTACCAGCGTCGTTTTGCCCTCCAACGCTTACCTCTTGATCCAGTGCCGAAACGCTTGCCTGTGATACTGTTGCGAGCTGTACACCGTTCTTCCAAAAGAATTTACTCGTTCCGCTTCTTCCGCTTACGTACGCCGCCGCATTTTGAAAAGCGGAATCTGTTGTATCCGTTGTGAATGTCCCATCATTACTCATGTAGATCAGGCTATTCGAAGAGGACTGCCTTATCACCATGTAACTGGTTGCACCTGCGTTACGGCCGCCTATTAATGTCTGCGCTGTGCCCGCTGCCTTACTGTTTGTTTTTATCTTAGCTGCAATGAACTGATCGTTTACAGAAGACTTGTAAGCTGAAACTGAGGGCTGCCAGCCTGTGGTTATATACTGAGTTGCCCCATCGAAAGGAATCCCGGAATTCGCATTGAATGAAGGGCTACCAAATGCGCGAGCAACTGACAACATCGACCAATCCAAGTATGCGTTCCTGTTGAGATCTGTTTTATTAATGAACAGGAATTCAAGATTTAAGTATGATGTCAGGTTATTGTCAATCAGGGTAGCGAGGTTCGTTTTATGAGTCGTTGAAGGCTCGTTCCAATGCGACGCAATTATGCTACGTGACCATTTTGAGTAAGTCGAATTAGCTAAGAACCTGGCAAACTGATCCCCTATGTCATTGTTTCCGGGCTGTGTCGGGTGAACGTTATTGAAGACTATTCGGCCGGCGCCCAAAGCTCCCACAAGTCCACCAAACAGGTAAACATTTGAAGTGCTTTCAGCAATGGCTTTTATATATTGACGTACTGCACACTGTCTTGATCCTGTGGTTACGGTGTTGATTCCAGGCTGAAGAACAAGAATGTCCACCCCAGGAAAATCAGACTGAAGCCTTGAGAATAAACTGGCAATATCAGATTGCACCGTAGCCAAAGCCACAGCGGAGCCCATATCATTTGTACCGAGTGAGATAATGATTACGCGAGGTTTTGTGACTCCGATCAACGCCTTTGCATTGTTCCAATCGGTAAGCATCAAGGCGTAATTATTTCCTGTTGTTGACCAGTCGTTATTACCAGCAGCCGCTGAGAATGTAGACCCACCAATACCAGTAGACACAAACACTGACTTGTATCCACTAGCATTATATCTTGAGATACCCATTTGAGGCCATGGGCTGCCATCGTTCGGGGGGTTAGCTGCTAGAGCTAAGTCACTGGCTCCGACTTGTGCGATAGAGTTTCCGCTACGAACATAATAATAGACTGTCCCGGCTGTAGGTGTTGGGCCTGGACCCTTTACAGAGTTGTTTTGACCTTGAGCTATAGAGTCTCCGATTAAAAGGACAATCTGTTGATTCGATGAATTAGTGTTACTGGAATTGTCGCCGGATACTCCACTAGAACCCATCCACCAGTATCGTATTAAAGAAGCATCCATTATTTATCAACGGTTGCTGTAACAATGATTACGTCTGTTGCCGCGCCTTGAACTACCAGATGTCCATTGTACCCGTAGTATGGTGATACTGTTTCTGTGGCTGTCCACGCATGGGCGTTCGCTGCTATTGAATCGATACCGACTTTAACTCCGGTTGTTGCTGTCTTGACTTTAATGAAAAATGCCAGCCTTCTACCTTCGTCTGGAATATCTGTGATATTGATGTTTACTGCGCTTGTGGTGCCCAGTGTGATTTCTTCTCCTTGTACTGCGTTAGCCATAAAATTTTTTAGTTTAAATCAACTATGTGATAAATTGCTTTGATTCTTAAAGTGCCATTGCCGAACGTGAATGATCCACCGTTAAGTTTTAGATATACTGCTTTGTTGGCGTAAAGACTTAGGTTTGAATCCCCAATACCAGTTGACAGGGATTCTCTCACTGAGTCATTTGATAGGATGAGGATATTTCCTATCGCAAGCATCGGCGCTGATGTCACTTGGTCATAACTGAAAACAATCCCCGCTGAAGAATTTCGAGTGTATGGCGTGCCACCAAAGCTGTAATTGAAAACGCTTGAAACAAATGAGTAAAACTTATTGGCTCCTGGGGCAGGCAAAACCAATATTGGTGTGGTGTTCAACGCGAGGATATCTGCTGCAGATAAATCGAAGTACGCAACCTTCAAGTCAGAAGTAAAAACACCGGCATCATTTACAGTAACGTGTACAACATCAGGATCTAGATTAACCGTTAACTCAGTGTCAGAATCCAACTGCTCGCGTACTCCGGAGAATATTTCAAATGGAGCATTGACCCATGTTTTTTTCGTTGTCGCGTTATATATCTCGAGGTAATAAAATTTTTCTGGGATGTCGGATTGAACATCGGTGATTGATAAAGTCATTTCATTTATTGAAATACCTATACCTGATCCGAGTGTTAATTGAAAAACATTAGCTGTGTCCCATGGATTCTCTTTAACGTTAATTTCAAACGTGTCAGTCAACGGATACGGCGCACCAGCAGAGTTAAGAAAAATAAATTTCTTAGAACCGTTTCTGGCTCTTCTGAATTCCATTGATAGCTTTACGCCAGGATCAAATGTTAATTTATTGCTCATTATGATTCCATATTCTCTTCTTTGAATTCAACCATTACTGCTTTGCCGTCGTGACTTACTTGCATTTCTTTAACCTTATACTGCTCCACCCCATTGCTGCCTAGTAAGCATATCGCGAAATCTTTCTCGCGTTGCTCGGCAAATCTCTTGTCGGTCAATATTCCGGCAATCAATTTTTGTTGTGATTCACTAAGTGGTATAATTTTCATGTAAGCGTCACTGATTTCCAGGCTCCGTTATAGACGTAAAATTTATTATTGGTTGAATCGTAATACATAGGCACCCTTCCGCTGTACGTTGTGGGTGTTCCAGATGGGACGCCGGCTCCTGATGGGATATTAAAAAATCCATCAGTCATTGATGTTGTTCCTGCGGTTCCGAAAATATTTCCCTTTTGATCAATGGTCATCCGTAATACAGGTGACGACGTAAGGGTAGTATAAAAATCTAATTTAGTAGGAAGGTTATTCGTGCTTGGAGCAGAGGCCACTACCGCAAGTATCCGGGCGCCGTTATAGAAATTTGTACCATCGTCACCATAAAATTCTATATCTCCAAGAATATCGCCATTCTGTACAGTCGTGTGATTACCTACAGTAGTCGCTCTATTTAAACCTAAGGTTAGTATTGCTCCTTGTGCTGTATTAGCATAAGTGAATATCGAGGCTACAGGTGCAGATCCTACAATTTGGAATAATGATCCTGCTATTAGTGTGCTTGAGCCAATGGCAAAAGTTCCGCTGGATGGAGAGAATAAACCACTCCCGACTAGATTCGTTCCGTTGCTTTTTGCCAGTTCATTGTTTGATGCGCTGTTGGAAACCCCAGCGGCCCCGAACGATGTCCAGGCAATACTCGTACTTCCTACGGTTACACTATCAGCTGTTTGCCTCCATGAAGTGTCTGCATTAGCAGTTCCTTGATCAACACTGACCACAGCGTTTTGGAATTCTGCGCTTGAATCGCAGTCTGTGGATCTTGTCCATGATCCGGACGCAACAACATATATTCCATTTTGGCTCGCTGTGCTTTGATTTTTTACCAAAACTCTATCACCAACTCCACATGAAATACCGTCAATGGTTTGAGTTCCTGAAAGAGTAATATTTGCCGTTGTTGCCGCTTTTACAGATTGTTTCCAATTGATACCAGCAAGGTTTGATGCGATTTGATTGTCTACGTAGGCTTTTATTTGAGACCATGGTATTTGGTTATTGATCCCTCCTTGGAGAATTTCAAATAAATCAGCATCCGACAATGCGGTAGATGCGGGTAGATCACTGATATTTTTATTTGCCATTACACATAAATTCTGAGATCTCCGGTATTTGTTTTTCTTACCTCAGCCGTGTCGATGATTCTGAAATGATCCTCTGTTGGTATTGGAGGAATTGGATTATCGGTGGCGACTATGATTTTTCGATCTGAAAAGTAAATCGCCATCGGATCATCTTGTTCCTCTAAATCAATCTGTGAACCGACAGGAATAAGGTTATCCAAATTTGGGAATAATTCTAATAATTTCCCAATTTTAGAAACATCACCATACAACTGAATTGATAAGTCCCACACGTTTTGAAGTTCACGGGTAGAGTATATGTTTTGTGGTGATCGTTCAACTGTGGCTGGTTTAACCTCTTTTTTGCGCGAAATTCCAGCGGAATACGTCAAAATAGACCCGTACAAATCATCCAAATCAAGGTCAATTGTCGGGTTTAATGAGAGCAAATCCTGGATGCCGAGCGCTGTATCCCCGCTGTAAAGCTTGGCAGCTACATCCCATAGTGTTTCCCCGCTTAAAACTCTATACTGTGCCATGAGTTATCTTATCGCTTTCTATGTCTGCACGTACAGTATTAGTTAAACTTCCGCCACTGAAAAGCGGGGTCGGTGGCGTTCCGTTGCTGGCGTGAGTATGTGCGTTGATGTATGTGATCAAGCTGTTAACCTTGTTTTCAATCGCATTCATTTTTGAAACCAGGTCAATAACTTTAACAAGTCCTCCAAATGATCCATCAAGAAACTTTATCTCATCGATGGCACTATACATTACAACACAAAATTCGTTATCCTCGAAGGGGGCGATCATTACGTAAGATCCCACGGCAGGTTTAAAGTAAAGCCCATTGGAAGCTTCAATCTGAAGGCGCACATCATAGATTGCCGTCTCTGTGTCGGCTGTCTCAACGGAACAAACAGTATCAGTAACCTCAATTACTTTTGCGATTCTGGCGCGTGAGTCACCAATCTGCTCATTCATTATTTGCTGTATCGCTTCCCTGGTCGTCATGCTATTTTTCTGTCCACTGTTATTTCCTGCCTGCCTCCATTCATTCCAAATCGTGTGATTACCTGCTTAACCAGATACACGCCGTTGCGGTCCGGAATCATTGGGTCGATCAGTTTCACCGCCTGTCCGTGCTTTACCTGTGGCTGAAGGAATGTTGTGAATGATCCCCTGAATCCCTCGTATTTTAATTTCTGCAATGCCTCGTTAGCTAGCGTTTTAAGATCCTTGTCGCTGAGTTCGTAAAAATGAAGTGTGCGCAATTCGCCATCAGGATCTCCGACTTCGATTTGTTTTCTTGTGTTGTTTTTGAAAAGATTTATCGCGACTACTTTAAGCCTAACGTCATCATCACGGATGTAATCCAAATTTGAGTCATCGATAATATTTCTTTGGAATTCAAATTCTAAAAGGTCGCTGGTTGCTATGTCGTTGATTGACGAAAACCGGTAGGCGAACCCAACGTATAATTTTCCGTTCTGGAACGTGGAAGTAAGTCCAAACTTGCGTTTCAGATAATCCAAAACTTCGGCTATGGTAGCATTCTCGATCTTGAATTTTCCGAGCGTTATATCTTCAGTTTCGAAAACAATTGTTTTCGGTACAATGGAGCCGATCAGGTTTTTTAAGCTCGTTGATTGTACGCTGAATTTTTTAACGGTGATCTGCTTTAACAACCTCATGTAGTCTTCGCAGGAAAACTCGAGAGGAAGTTTTGGGCTTATCTTTGTCAGCACACCCTCAAAAACAAGCAGATTGTCGCCATCATACCCGGCGTAGATTTTTACCGGGTCATTACGTTTCCATAGAGCAGAATTGCCAGCGGTTATAGCATTTGTGAATAGTCCATCTTTCTTGACTCTGATTTTGCGAGGTACTTTTATGGTGGCGGTATCAGTAAGGTTTTCCCATGAGGAAATTATCTCAACTTCATTATTGAAATCGAATAAATAGTTCCCTATGTCCATACGTGACGTTAACCGGATCATAAACTTTTTATCGGGTTGAGTATTATCTCTTCTGCCATGTCACTTACTGCGGTAATGTAAAAAGGGACTTCATTTCTACTTCCAAGTTTCTCAGCGATGCCCCAGTCCTCCACAACTATTGCATCGATGCCGAACAACTGAAGAAAATCAGATGCGATAGGGATTTGCTTTTTCAACCTCATCAGTTCAATGAATATCTTCACATCATCCTTTGGATACACCAACGGGAATTGACTGATTATTTCCCCCCTGATATCGAGCATATAGTCACCATCTGAAATGTATTCTTTGACTGTGCCGTCACGGCCAGCGATTGGAGTTTTAACAATATTCTTAGGCTGGTTTACCTGGTGTAAAACAGTATCAATTCTGAGTAATACCTGGCTATTACCATTAGCTTCCCCGACTCCACGTGAATTATCAAGGCTGGTCCCCGAAGTCTTCATAAACTCAAGTGGTGACCAAACTGGCGTACCTAAATAGCTTCTGAATAAAGTTTCGTCCTCCGGATCTGGTGTGAAAACATACCGTTGAACTGTTCTGTCAACGATGGCCACTGCAGGCGAAGGAGGTATAATGAAATCACTCATATCAGTTGGCTACTATGTTTACGTCGTTCACAGCGGTAACAAGCGCTTTTGTAATCATGTCTTTTAATTGCGCTTCACTTCTTCCGTTCCAGCTTTCAAAAGTTATTTTCTCCACAAGCTTGGTGATATTGACCGTGATGTTTCTTGTACCAGATTGGATTTTCTCAACGCCAGCGGTCTTACCTGCGTCGGCGGCAGACAACCCGCCCTTACCCGAAGCACCATTTTTCGCAAAAGCATCGTTGCCTTCTTTCGTTGGGTCATTGATAGGGGCAAAGATTTTTTTCCATCCTTCTTTTTCATCATGCATGAATGTTGACGCAGCCTCGGAGGCATCTTTGGCGAGCTTCTTGAAGCCATCGCCCATACGGTTAATGCCCTGCTCAACCTTTACAAAGTCGTAGGTCCATAATCCGGAAAGAACCTCACCGACTCCTTTTAAAATGTCAATGGAGTTTTTCAGTAGGTTAACGAATTGGGTGTACAGCTGAATCCCTATTCGGATAGGGAAAAACGCAACCCGGAAAGCATACGCCAGATATCGAAGAGCGATAGTAACCGCCTCGAATGTTGTTAATGAGACACCGAACGCGCTAAATAATTCCTTCCATACTGAAAGTACCTGCGCGATCTCATCCTTTAATTGTTGAAACGTGTAAAGTAATGGGCTGAAGTCAAGCTGTGGGATTATCGACGCAAATTCATTGATAACAGGAATAAGCCCGTTTCCGAGCGCGAGTTTCGCCTGCAGAACGAAGTTTGAAAACCTGTTCATGTTGGCGTTGAATGACAACTGCGCTTTTGATACGCCGGGACCAAATACACGTTCTAGTTCAGCCGCAAACTTTGGTAAAGCATCTTCCGCGAGAACATCACCCTGTTTAAGCATATCCCCTAGTTTCTTTGTGCTTACACCAAGAGATCTGGCGAATATCTGGAAAGCCCCAGGTAATCGCTCGCCCAATTGGCCGCGCAATTCTTCAGCGGCGACGGTGCCCTTGGAGATCATCTGACCAAGTGCAAGAAAAGCGCCCTCAGTTTGTTCTCCGGATAATTTCATCACCGTGGAAGCCTTGGAGACAGCCTCAAATATTTTCAATCCCTTCTCACCCTCTAGCGTGGTGCCCATTAAAGCGCCCTGGAAAGTTTTGAAACCTTTATAGGTTGCTGTTACATCCAGCCCGAGACGGTTGATCAGATTGTCAAGGAATTCAATATTTTCACCAGCCCTGGACCCACTCGCAAACTCTATTGCCTCGCGCATGTTTGTAAACTCACGCGTGACGTTGACAGCCTCAATTGCAATATCCTTCAGCTTGGAGAGAAAGGATTCAATACCACCCGCCACGAGTCCACCGGTAAAAGCCCCAGCAATCGTTCCCCCGAGTCCAGTGAAAGCAGATTGTAATCCGCCTACCTTTCCCTCAAAGTGATTCATCTTTGACTCAAGGCTGGATAAAGGAGAACTGAACCGGTCCCTCAACCGGATCTCATAAAGCGCGGATTCTTTTGTTTCGCTCATCCTTTAACGACTTCTTTTATTTTGATCTTACCATCAAACTGCATCGCATAAAAGAGTTGCCCCCACTGTTCAGCGATCTCATCTATCGTTTTAGGATTGGTCCCAAAATAATAACGGATTAACGCTACCCTCTGCGCTAATCCGTAAGGAGAATCAGCCGACCGGAGTATGGGACTTCCATCCGAATACTCACAGGGCAATTCATTGTCTCTTAATTTTTTTTTAACTCACCCTCTAACGGTTCCAGGAATTCGATGATCTTTCTAGACGCAGATTGAACAGCTACGAAATTGTCTTTCAATCTGTCCGGTTGATCACCTCCGAGCCAAAGTGCTCTTATAATCATTCTAACCGCATCGAAATCTTTTCCCTTGTCGATTAGGGTTTTCGCTCCCATATAAACTTCCTCCGTCATATCTTTCATATGGAAGGTTGCTTTTTCCTTCCCTTCTCTATCGAGAGGTACTATCAATGTGAATACTGTCCCTGTAGGAACTTTAATTTCATCAGTCATCTTACTTGCGGGTTAAAAATTTTAAACTGTGTACCTTATATCAGCTACAGATAGCTCTATTTTTTCTTCTATCTGTGAGTTGTTCACTTGTGAATTCGGGTTACGTCCTTTGAACCGGCATCGTACAAGCTTGTGGCGTGTGAAATCTCCGGCCTCTGTGATGTAATTCACTCCAATATCGAAATCGGGAATGTTTTGAATCCTCCCACCAGGGGCCACCGCCGACAACCGTTGGACTTCTTTCATAGTCAAGGTTATCGAAGCTTGAGGATTTACCGGGCCGAATCCTCTTGAGATTGGTAATGTTCCGGTGCCATGGTTAAGGTTTATCTCCTGCGGATCGCTGTAGTCGATGGCTGTGACGCCAACAACTGGCACTCCGAGGATATTCAAAACAATATCTGCATGCGTGTACTCAACTCCATTTATCAGCGGTACTCCAACGATTGACATAATTTTAAATTGATGTGGTTAATCCGATATTTACAATGATCTCACCCGCTACGCCTACCGGAACAATCTTAATTGTTACCGCTAATTGAGAGGTGCTGAGTACGTTCTGCTTTGGATCTACGAGTGCCGTGCTTGCGCTGATCTCACCATCTGCTTCCATTTGTGTCAATGGTGTTTGTGCGAGATCCTGGAAGTATCCTACTGAATCATCGCGAAGCGTACCATCAGATTTTACATAAATGTTTTGGTTGAGCTGAGGGATAAGTGCTGCGCGTACAAGCCTGATAGCTTTATCAACTACGCGGTTTGTTTCCATCCATGCGTAATCATTCGTGGCCGCAATAGCTGTTGGGGCCCGTTCAAAATAACTTCCAGCAAGATCCGGTAAGTACTTGCGTACAATCAGGTAGCCTTTGTCTTTTAAGCTTCCAAGGGAAGACATAGAAAGCGCGCTGATCAAATCCCCGTTTCCGAGTGCCGGCGTTTCGAGTTCGATTCCGTCTGATATGTTAAAGTTTGCCGGGTTGCCGATGGATTGCTCTACACCAGCGAGAGACACAGCCCCGAGGGCTGTACCAAGCGCGGTAATGCTATAGGCTTTTGCAGCTGACAAAACAGCGCCCTGGCCACTTCCACTTTCAGCGATCACCACTGTTACTTTTTTCGCGGTTAATGTCCGCAGATCAGTAATGGATGCCCATCCAGTTACCGCGGTGACAGCGGAAGTATCAGCGGCATACAGGACGATGATTTGTTTCAGTGATGCATCCAGCGCGTCAATAGCGGTTTGAATTGCCGTGACTTGGGTTGATGCGTAAGTGAGTGCGTTGGCATAGATGGCGAGCTGGCGTATTTCTCCGCTTGCTGTTGCTGCCATGGTTGCAAGTTCTGAGAAATCATATGTTCCACCGGGCACGGCAAAGAATCCAATCCACAATTCACCGTCAGGCTGAATCCGGAAGTATTCTGAAACGTGATACCAATGAACATCGTATGTTCCAGTCTTTGCAAGCCCGAGTGCTTCAGCCTCAGCGAGACTAAAAACTTTCTTAACGCGTGCAGTGGATGAGAATCCAGTAGGTAGCGTTGCGCTGTAGAATAGAATTCCGGAGATCTTATCGTTATTGATGGGTCTCCGGCCTAAACCTGAGCTCCCAACATTTACGGTTACTTTACTGAGTCCCATTTGATAATTTTAGTTTATCATCCGGGGCTGACCGGGCCGAAACCCGGATCAGTTTACCCGCATGTAGATGACCTGATGAGGATCATCACAATTCTTTTAATCAATCTGTACTCCGCCTGAAGTTGGTTTGAATGACGTTCCGTCATAAACAAACTCTATCGACTTCGTTTTGCTAATTACACCAGCAAGAGCGGTAGCCATTGAAAATCCAGTCCCCCAGGTAATGTTCCGTGCTGTACCGTCAGATGCAGCGGTCACGATAAGACGAGCCCCTGCGCGGATGCCCTGGTCAAGGGTGAGGTTAACAGTCATCGCTCCGGTCATTTGACCAGGAAGAAGTATTGTTAACTGGTTCGTAAGCGTTACGGCAAGCGTGGCGGCAAATGCTGGTGATTGAACATCAGCTGCGCCAAGCGGATATGATATTTTTTGATCTGCCATTATTGAAAATCTTTATTCAGTTGTCGATTAGTTGTCTTCGAAAAGGAGGTAAACGCCTTTGTTATCGTTTCTCGCAGGAGCGCCACCGAAGCGTACCATGGTAGAGAGGATGTCACCGTACATGGTTGCCTCGCCTTGATTTACGTAGGTTTTGATAGCACCAATGGCCCTGCGAACGTATTGCGGCGAGTAGAATATTGCACAGTCCTGTGAGTCTGTTGCGCCTGTCACACCTTCCCCAAGGAGAACGTCTGAAGAGTTCAGCGCTAATACTTTGGATCTCACATAGAAATCAAACCCGTAAGCGCGCTTAACAACACCGCTTGGAATGTTGCTGACACCGTACGCATCGGCCCGCTTGAAGTTGTCGATCTTGATAAGATCGGAGTACTGAGATGGCGTGATTATGGCGACGCCATTAACGGGCTCGATATCCGTGATGATATCATCAGCATAGAAAAACTTCTGCATTCCGATGATATCGTTTTCTGTGAACGCTTTCCTGTTTCCAGTTTGAGCCACAGCGGTTCCTCCGGGAGAGAATTGGCCGTTAGTAGAACCACCGGCGGCACGGTTTGACCCGGTTGACGCAACAATCCTTGTGGAGTTTGCGCCCGCGCCCCACTTGTAGAGGGCGCGTGTCGCCATCTTTACGCGTTGCACTTGTGCATGTTGGTCTAGGATCGAAGCACGCTTATTGTATGCTACAATCAAGGCCTCGCTATCTCCAATGTGTGTCGGGTCGGTGGTAAGCTCTTCCAACTGGTAGTTGGTTGCTGCGTCCGTTCTCTTGTTAATGGTGGCGGGTAATTGAACGCGATCGATAACGACATTCGGGTCAGTGCCAGCATGTGGCAATTCTACCGTATTGTTATTTACAAAAGCGTCATCGTTTATAGAGCGTCCCAGCCATGAGTTGCCCGGATAAAGCTTCGGCTGAATCTCCGAGAGGAACAACCGTTTTAAAAGTTCTGCTGCCATATTTTAGGTGTGATGTGTGCGTGTGAAAATGTGTGTGGTTATTCTGCGTTCTGTTCGCGCATCTTTGCGTTATACTCATCGGAGAGCTTGTCGAACAATTCACGGTCGTCTTCATATAGACGGGCGAGTTCTTTCGGATCGTTCTTCGCCAGATACTCGTAGGAAAGAATCTTTTCTTTACCTTCAGTGCTTGGGATAGTTGCTGCGGCTACAGTCTTTTTCACCTGTACCGGCATGGTGTCGATCATACGCTTGAATAACTCGAAGTTTACCGTAGCGTCTTCAATCATCTTTGCTTTGTCTTCCGGTGTCTTAAACTTCAGCTTGCCTTCTTTCTCGGCTGCGTTAACCAGGTCAACAGCTTTAGTTTTTTCGGATGCTGCCTTGGACTCGTCTTCAGCTTTTTTCAGCTTCGCTTTCAGATCAGCGATTTCAGTTTCCTTCGCAGTAATGGTTGCTTTTTGAGCTTCGACCTGATTCTTCATTTCGGTCACGGCTACAATACCTTCTGCTTCACTTTCTTTGCCAGTGAGCTTGGCTAAAATGGCTTTGAAGTCCATATCTTCTTGATTTGGTTTTTCTATGAATGAATTATAAATGGTGTGCAGTTTTTTGACAGACAGGTCAGCGGATGGTTTTGATTTACCCGTAGCAATGATCTCATCAACGATTCCTTTCTCGAGCATTTCCTGAGCATTGAAAAAGAAATCTTTGCCTGAGTCCATCATGTTCTTGATTTCGGCATCAGTGAACTTTGTTCGCTTCTCGAGAAGTTCTTTGAATTGTCCCCGTATGATTTCGAGTAGTTGCTTATTGCCTCCGCGTGGGGCATGGATCATTGCAGTGGCGTAATCGTAGGCAGTGCGCTTTTTACCAAAGAGTAGGCATATGCCACCCATTGAGTAAGCCATGCCGACATTTTCTGTGCTGGCGTCAGTCTCGCGTATGGCATCGATCATGGACCAACCATCGAATATTGCGCCCCCAGGACAGTTAATTTTTACAGTGATTTGTTTACCCTGAGACTTCCAGTAGTACATTTCCTCCGCGAATGCAGAGCCGTAAATGAATGGGTCGGTGTCGTCTTCAATTTTGCCAATACCCTTGTCCAGCAGCATAAAAACTCGATCACCAATTACACGATTGGTAAAAATGAGCTTTTTCTGGTGTTGTAACGTCTCCAATTTGGCTTGATTCCAATATTGGGATAAAGTACAGAAACAGGAATGATAATTCCAAATTTGGGAATAAATATTTTCTTACATCTGGCGTGGCGGCCTAGAGTTTTGACCGAGTTTTAGGATATATGAAGTGCCGGATTCTTCTATTGATCATCTTTTGGCCTCTGCTTTTGTCTGGTCAGAATAAGATTCCGGCGTTCGCCTTGATAGGGAAAGATGAAAAAGAACTTAGAAAACAAAGCAATAATTTGATTTTCGGGTTCAATAACGGATACGTTAGGCCTAAATGGAAAACTGGCTTCGGTCCATGTAGAAGTGTAGAAATAACTTTTTACAAGGACAATCCAATCATATCATCGGACACATCATTTATCTCTTTAATCGATGCGCCAGTTGGAAAACTGAAATACTTTGATGCGACAAAGAATAATGCCCTTGAAGATGGATATGTATTCATGCTTGATACTATTTATCGACAATATATTATTGTGTGTCGTAGCGATGATGGAGAGCATATCGATAGAATTTTGATATCAATTCATAATTGAAAATCGGACATTTTATGAGACCCATTTTGATTATTCTGGTTGGATGGATTTGCCTTACTGCCTGCGAGTCACACACCTGTAAAGAGGCTGTATCACACTATAAACAGTACGAAAAAGAGCGGAACGAGAAAAAGTCAAAGGCTGACGAGCTTTCAGTAACGCTCGAAAAATATGATTTAGAAGACTCCGATCAACTACAGCAGGAGCAATTGGTGGAGGATGAAATGTTATTGCTTTTAACTGACGTGGCTCTGTGTGAAATAGAGATGGAAACTATCAAGAAAAATAATTTCCATTGCTTTTGATTACTCCATGTACCACACAATCAGATGACCAGTAGCTGCATTCCAGGAGGCATTGTCAAAGTAGCCGCCTATTCTTCTAGCCAAAACAATATTGGTTGAGTTCCAGCCAATATTACCTCTTACAAAAGTGAATGGCGTTCCTCCTCCACCTTCACCGCCGCACAGATCATCAGGAACATCATTAGCGTTTGAGTATATCTGACAGGTAGCGTTTATAATTTTTTGTAATTCCGTTGCGGACATACCATGGGCAATTGTAATGTTGTCGGTTGTGTCCATGTTCCATGAAACAGCAAAGTACTTGTACTTCAGTTTCGGACCGGTGTTTTGCACCTTGGTTATCGTTGTGATCCTGTTTGAAAGCCTCCGTTCGTCGGCATCAGTCAGCGAAGTAATCGCGATGTATTGTCCTGAGCCAGGGGCCGATCCTTGCAATTGAGCGACTTCTGTGGTGAAGACTGTGTGGCTCGATCCGTCTGCAAAAGTGCGTCCGTCATTTACAACACTGGCTGGTGCAATGTATTTCGAGTATGTTTGGTTTGTTGCTGCGGCAAGCCTCATGAAAGTGCCGTTCAAATAAACGATACCCGCCGTAATATCGAAGTTGCCGGCGTTGTTGGTAGTCACGCATCCACTAACAATAATACCCTCCGTATCTGAAGAGAACGGCGCGAGTAATGCCTCCACCGCATCCCATATCTCGTCATTGAATACAGTTGCAAAATCTGATTTATAGAATGGCGCGCCTCCGAGATCTGCGGTTTGAACTATCTTTTTCATGTTAGTATGTTACTGTGGTAAATGTCACTCCTACAATTTTGTATCGATTGGTTTCTGCTTTAATCCTTCTGTCGAGTTCGGCGGTATAAATTCCTACAGGAATCTTAACGAGGAAATTGTAATCACTCGTTATCTCTCCTGACTCGAATATGTAAAGCGGATCTCCTTCCGTAATCTCTTTTACGATGATTGGCGAATTCTCAGCAGGCTCGAAAACATAAAGGTTTATACCTGGTACGTTGTTCGTCTCGACTATAATGAACGGGGCTACGGTCACACTGAAAATATTATTCAGTGCCTCCTGTAAAACGATCTTCTGTCCGTTGAACTTTGAGCGCTTGTTATACTCAGTCTCGAAAGACTTCATATTGTCCGTATTCGTCTGCAGTGGTGCGAGCAACGAGGACAAAAAGTCTTTTAAGGCGGTACCGCCATGTTGGGTTAAAATATCAAACGCCATCCGCTGTAATGGTTACGCTGTTGACCTCTATCGTTGGAAACTTCTTAATATTCACTGATGGATTATCGAAAATGTCGTTCCTCAGTTGCAATAAAATATTCCGCTGGATTACCTGCGGTGATTCGGTCCCGAGCAAATACTGATAAATGTTCACGCCTACTACCGGGAATTCTTTCCAGTGGCCAGGTGATGATAATATAATGTACTCGATGTAGTTATTTTCCGGATCACCTGTTTTAAAATCACCAGTATCCTCCTGGATATCGCAGTCGCGCAATATCGGAGGCAATAACTTTTCAGCCTGTAAGCTCCATGTCGTATCAAATAAGCCCATTATCCTTGATCACTTTCTTTAAATTCCATATGCGTTCCATTAACATTTTGATCTGCTTATCCTTCTTTTCTGACTGCGCTTTGTGGTAGCCTAAGTTTATCATCACTGCCACAAATCCAGCTGATACAATTACCAATAGCCCTATCAGAACAGAATTCAGGATCATATACTTTCCTCAACCATTGTGATCTTATCGTTCAGTGTGTTGCTCGCTGTGTCCTCGGAGATTAGATAACCCGCTACGGTGGTATAATACCCCTGCAAATCAATTACGGTGGCAGATCCGAGCGCAACAGTTGATTGTCTGGCCTTAACGTTTGAGAGGACAACCCGAGAAACACCCGGCACGGCCTGAATGGCATCGATCAGGCGAATAACGTAAACAGTGCCATCAAAAGCAGTATCAGCGAACGTAGCAAAGAAATTATCTATAGCCGCAATCACCGCAGTTTTTACATCGGCTTGAATGTATTGCCCGAGGAAATAAACTGTACCCTCAACATACATCCGATCCGGATCAAGATTTATAAACGTGGCTCGAACACCTGCAAACCCAATCCCTTCGGTTGTGGCGGTCCCGAAATAATAATTTTTCAATGCTGATAGCTGAGGAGCGCTGAGAGGCGTAAGCGATGGCGCTGTACCTGTGGCAACCTTTATAGCGATCACGCCAGATCCCAGTTGCTTAACGCTGCAGCGGGTTACAATTCGTTTTGTGGTGTCAATGACGACATACCCAGGGACAAAATTGGTAATGGTCACAACATCCCCATACTGAAAATTTAATATCTGGCGCTGTACCCATTTAGCATTTCCAGAAGGGGCGCTGTCGGCAATTGATTGTATTGTTGCCTGTAAAACGTCAATCATGACCTCGAGGGTATATATTGAGGCCGCCACAACATAAATGATTACATTGAAAATTGAGACCAGGCTGCCTCCGTCTTCCGGAAACTTGAAATCATCAAGGCTTGGGTAAGTTCTGACAGCGGTTTTTATTTCGGTCTGTATGGTTTCTAGTGTTCGGGCCATTTTATACAGCGGTTACAATTAATGGTTGTGTTATGGGTGTTACGCCGGTGGCGAGTCTATCCTTTGCTCTCTGATACGCCACGTCACTACGGTATCTCGTTCTGAAATCCAGATAAGGAGACTCCACGTTGTTATGATCCTCGTCAAATTCTGGTTTCATTAATTGAAGCGTGGTGAAAGTCAATCCGCTATCACTACTCGGGGCCATCAGCTGGACTTCAGCTAAAAACTGATCGCAGAAATCAAATGTTTCTATTCGTTGGAATTTGTAGCTCTCAATTCCAAACCTGAACCGGACTGTCAACATATAATCCACAATTCCCAATGGTAAACTATTGGTTTCTTCAATAATGAATTCAATGAAACACGCCGGATACTTTACGGGCTTCTCATCCCGGAATCCGCTACCCATACGAGTGGTTTTACTTTGATTGGAATGCATGAGTTGGTTATTCCACATCCTCACTGATTTTACACTAGGGACGCGCCTGCCAATCTGCGCCTCGAGATATTTAAACAGTGGTTTCAAAGTATGTTGCCTGTTTGTTGAATTAAATAAGCTTTGTTTTTAGCCTCCAATTCCCTGCTATGGCCAATGAATTGTCGTCCGGGTATGTGGGCCGTCCCCCTATTCTGAAATCCCGCATAAGGAACTTCCGATCCAACCAAACGGGTATCGCTCGTGCGCTTCAGTATCGTTATGCTTTGACGCATGCGCCCGGTTTTTACCAGTGGCTGTCGGCCATCAGGTTTTTTTAATGGTGCCCAATGCCTGCCGTCAAAAGATTGTTTATCAAAGCTGTCAACCTTAAAATAGATGACAGCGTTATTCGCCATCTTTTCAAGGATAGCGCTTTTGCGAGATCTGAATTTTTGCGCCTTTTCTCTGAACTTAAATTTGCTCATGGTACAGGCATGTTAAAGTTGTTTGCCTTCAAATCAGCATCACCCCTAGCAACAAAGAAATAAGGATGATACTTTGGATTGAATATCAGTCCGTCTTTTCCAGGATTCATCCGGAAAACTTTCGGGAATTTCTTCTCGTCACCCAATTCGCTGAGATCTTTTGTGGCCAAATCCGTAACATCAGCTTTTTCAAGCGACACAGTGAAACACCGACAACGCCAGCCATTTTTTGGCATGTAGTTATTCCAGAATTTGTGTTCAACAGGGAGAGTAATACCATCTAAAATTGCATGCTCATCCCGAACGCGTGAGTCCCGCTGTGTTCGGTACTGCAGATAGGGTATTATGTCTTTTTTTGTGTCAGCCTCGATCCATTCGCGGGCCATCTGGCTTTGACCGATTGCTGTTACCCACTCGCTGCGTAAATACTGCTCGTTGTACTCGGTGAATACTTTTTTTGCCAGCTCCTTAAACTCCGGAAATGTTGACCTTACCCCGTTGTTTGAGATAAACTGACTCATGACGCGAACCTGCTGATATTGCTTTGCCGCGGAGAAAACGTAAATATTTTCTCTCAGCTTCAGAAATGTTCTATACTGCGGTGAGTCAATGATGAATTTCGTTTGTGATCCACCAAAGCCGATAATCATTGCATCCTCAAGGGATACAGCGACTTTTTCGTGATAGTCAAGTGAAAGCCGGTCCTTTGTGATCGCCTCAGCCCATACTCCGAGCAAATACATTTCAACATCCTGTTCCGAAAATGGCACAATGAAATTATCCGGATTAATGTCCGGTGGACCTCCTTCAACTTTCGCTATAACATCAAGCTCCGTCATAAGTGTTTTTTACTTTCTTATTAACGTCAGCAGGATTATTCATATCTGGCTCAGGTTTTACTTCTACATCAGTCCCATATGTGTTGTTGATGTAATCGGCTGAGTGCTGCATACCCATATCACTACTTATAAGAGCATCAACCTTAGATCGATCTATCAATGAAAGTTTTTCCGTTGTATCCCAATCGAAAACATGTCCCTGCCAATTAAAGCCCAGGTTTTCCATAAGAGGGAACAAACGAGTATTAACAAGGGATTTAATAAATCTTGCGTCATTGTCTCCATACATGTTTGCAATATTCTCCCCGACAGATCCGACAACTTTTCCCGTATTATTTGAGACCACATCCTGACCAAACACAAGCTTTGACAATTGCTCATCGATGTATTTCAGCATTTCTGAATACACTTTGTAAGCGTCAGTGCGCTGGGTGCCTAGGTATTCAACTTTATCACGTGTTGAGAAGACCCCGTAAGCGTTTGATCCCATGTCACGAAGCGCTTTAATGAAAGCATCCCGAGGCGGGCCGTCCACATCGGTATACCCTACACGCTTATCCATCCCGAAAACCTCAGCCCATTCCGACCAGTTACCGAGAGCATTATCTTTGAACAAAATGTATTTTGTTGCTTTCCATAATAGACCAGTGCCTAAATGGAAATCCCCCACGAACATGAGGTAATCCGAAAACTTTTTATCATCGAAAGAAACCCCGGTAACATCACCAGGAATTGAAGTAATTATTCCAAGCTCAGGCTTTACGTTGTCGCGGTCTATAACTGTAATCGGGTCATAGAATTTGTTGCCAACTTTGTAGGGCTGGAAGCATCCTGATTTGATATCCAGCGGGCCGAATTCTATGAGTGAGAAATCCCACTTCCTTGCGTCCATCGCTGCGTCTATCCACTGGAAAAACCATGGTGCTTCCAATATTTCGGTAAGCTGTTCATTCTCATCCCCACCTGGCTTGCGTACCTTGAAAGGCTTTTCAGTTACTTTCATTTTACGGCTTGTCCAATTCGAATGGAAAGACGGGTCTTTTTCAACATCCCGGTAGATGTCGTGTAATAATTGCCTGTTTGGATTTATGACGTTCTCGGCGCAATCAATGGCCAGCCTGAGTTTTAACAAATCCTGACGAGTACGCAATTTCTGCTGCTCGAGAATGTATTTTATCGGGCTGTTCTTGCGCTCCTGTGGCTTGCCCTCGTAACTTATAACAGCGTTTGACGCCTCACGGTAGCGGTGTTTGTTATTGCGTTTACTCATTGCAGTGAAGCGTCAGAAAAAGGTTTTGAAATAAACTTCGTTTGACTTCCGAGAAATGTCGTGGGGTATGGCGGTTTTCCTTCTGAGTTATTGGGGGCCGCTGGGAGATCAACGACCACCAGACTGTCGCGGGCATCTTTCAGCCATTGCGTCGCCGCGTCACAGGCTTTTTCCCGAAGCTCAGGAATATCACGGGGATTGACTGTTTTATGAACTTGGCATAAGGCCAGATCGATTGTCACCTGCATCACCAGCACATTGCGAGAGGTATCATCTTCTCCTTTAGCGTACTCGGAAGCAATGTTGTATTTGGCTGTCAGATATGACTTTACAAGGGCTTTTGCCCATGCTTCAGCGTTTGCGAGAATGTTGTCAGGTGTGAGACCGGAGGTATAAGCGGCCTGTTCGAGAATTTCGTTCAGGTGATCAATCGCGATGGATAGCGTGTAGTCGCTTTTTGCAAGGTAAGCCATTCCCGATATTGGTATTTTTCCAAATTTGGGAAAGATTAATGAATTATCCTATTTCAACGCTCGAATTTATAATCTCTGTCTGTACCTACATCGTACCGAGGTGTAACTCCTCCACTAAGGTAATAATTGAAATCCTGAAGAAAAGCTTCACAGATGAAATAACTCATAGCATCGATGCTGTGCCCGTGCTGTTCATAGCTGATCTTTGTGTTAGGGTCGGTGATACGTTTTTTTAAGATTGTGCCGTCCTCATCCTCGACTGCATAAGCGTAGTCATTGATCGATATTTTGCAGTCAGTGTCAATCTCAATTGAGATGTCGCGATAGTTTTTTTCCAGGATTAGGTTTATGAATGCTCCTTTCGAGGCAACAGGAGGATTTTTTAAAGGCACTTTGAGTTTTGGATTGAATACCCTGAGCCCCTCAAGGATGTCGGTAAAGAAGTTTTCCCCTGGCTCTTTGTCGGTCTCCTCTTTCAAGCTTGTGGCATCACCGTATACAATCATTCCCCCACGGTGAACACCCTGAAACTTCTTAACGATTTCTTTGCA